TGATAAAATTTGCACTGCTGACCTATATTTAGATTCGTCCTGTATAGAACGTTTATCTTTTTTACTTAAAAGATCAACTGTTGCTTCGGCTTCTCTGATTTTTTTAGTTTGTGCATCATCTTCTGGTGGTGGAGCTCCATCAACAGGAGGTTGTTCGCCATCGGTTGGTAGCGGATTACCCATTCCATCCATAGGAGGAGGATTCCAACGAGGATCATCCTGCTCTTCATCAATCTGTTTGTCTTGTTCTTCAATATCATCATCTGACTGCTGAAGGATATTTTTGCGCGCCCACTCATGCGAGTAGTACTTACCAAGTAGACCACCCTGATCCATAGTCATCATGAGCTGAGCACGATTCTGAATCATTTCGGCATTTTTCAGCTCAGTGAAGTAGTTGTCCTTGGCGAAATCGAATCTGATATCCGGAGCAATATTCTGCCAATCTTCAATTGACATAATACCTTTCAGAACCAGCTGTTTTTCTAACAGTGAAATGAACAGAGTGCTGAAACGACCGCGAAGTCTTGAGATGAACTTAGAGAACTTCAGTTCGTCTCTTGTAACTTCTGTTGCTCTACCGAGAGAGAACAATGCATCTGAATTGAGACGGTTTACAGGCACGTTTAGAGTTTGATACATCTTCTTCTGGAAGTAAAGAACGTCATCCATCTGACCGAGCGTTTGACCGCCTGGTAGTGTAGTTACTTCCGTACCACGCCCACCTTCTCTACGAGGCAGCCAGTAGTCTTCAAGCATCGTCATGAACTTTCTGTCGTCGCGAACTTCACCAGTTGCGCCGTCGTAAATCAAACGATTCTTGTGCTTGACCATAATGTCGCGAACGTACTGCTCAGCCTTCATCTTAGGCAAGTTACCAACATCGATATACCAGATACGACGCTCGGGAGCGCGCGCGAGGCGGTAAATGACTAGAGCATCTTCAAGAGTACGAAGCTGATTGAGTGCTTTGATTGCTTTGTGAAGATACGAGAGAACCATTGTTCCCTGAGTGTCAGACAATCCGGAAGTAATATACACAACCGAGTCTTTAGCGATTTTCATACCAGTTGTCGAAGGACCAACTACTTTATTACCGTAGTTGAAACCCTTGTCGTTGAAAATGAAATATTCGTTCTGAACTTTTGGAACGACAGCCTCATGACCGTCTCCGCCAGGAACTTTTCTTTTTCCCACTTCACGAACTTTACGAATTTTTCTTGGATCAACGTATCTTACTTCTTTGATACCATCACTTACATTCTTTTCGTCAATAACGACGTGGTAATACAATCTACCATCGATATACCAGCGGCGGTAGATCTCGTATGCTCTTGATTGAAAGTCTAAGATGTTCAGAACGTTTTGAAATTCGTCTCGAATAACTTTTTTAACCTTGTCTGTGACTTCAAGGTTGTCGAGAATGATACTGACGATGTTTTCTTCGTCAATTGATATTGATTCGTTTACAATTTCATCTACAGCCGAGTCAATTTCAGGCTGTAGAGACATTTCTCTGTACTTAGTTACTAACTCGGCTTCGGTTCTTACCGTTCCGTCTAGGTCAATATAAGTCCCATAAGCACCACCAGCAGCAACAATAACTGCTCCGTCATCTGCTTCTTTCGAAGCAAACGACGGAGTTGTATCAACAGGAACTTTACGTTGGAATTCGAAGCCGAATAGTTTCATTTATTTTATTTTCCAAAAACGGAGAGGGAATTACCCCTCTCCTCCACAATATATATTATACTCTAATTAGCCTGGTTCACCAGTATCGATGGCTGGTCCAATTCCACCGAATTGAAGCGGAACCCAATAATCGTAAGAGAATGTTACATCAAACGTCTGAATGGCGTTTGTATTGTCCCAGTCCAGAGCCATATTAGAAATAGTTGTTGGGAAAATACCAACAAATCTATAAGATCTAATAATATCACCACCCTTAGAGAAATGATTTACGTAAGCGTCTGTGCTTTTGTATTGATTTTCGGGAAGCTTATTTTTGTTTTCAACAAACTGATTGATTTTGTTCGACCAATTTTCAAACATATCTCTTACAAGATAATCTTCGTCGTTCATAACTGTAACGGTCCAATCAGCGAAGGTACGGTCGCCAGCCAACTTAATCTGGCGACCGAAATATGGAACGTTTACTGGATCAATAGTTGCTGCCGGAACTTCGGAAGCGCGACAAGTGAAAACAAATTTTTCAAGTGCAGCATCATTGATTTCGCCGATATTTGGATTGATCGTAACTTCGAAAAGACTCGGTCTTGCGCCACCAAGTGTAAGACCGCGACTCTTGAAGTCGTTAATATTAAAAGCCATGTTCGTTACTCCTATTTTTTTTATTTATTAGAACTGACCGACGATTGTTGAGAACTGAACGCCAGTTCTAACAGCAACGAAATTCAGCTGAATAAAGTTGATTGAACGATTTGGCTTGATGTAAATATCACCCCAGAACTCGTTACGGTCAATTCTTTCTGCTGTGTTATTAGTAGAGTCACAAACAACCAGGAAGTCAGTAACGCCACGACGAGCCTGAACATCACGCAGATAAGGAACAACTAGATTCTTGAACTGCGATCTTGTAAATTCATCATTGAACTCAAACAGGGAGAATCTTGAAGCGTCAGAGATTGCTTTTTCGAGTGTGATGAATAGACGACGAACATTGATACGATCAAAAGCTGAAGGCTTTTTGGTTCCAGTCTTATCACCAAACAGAACAGTTCCTTGACCTGGGAATGTTACAATTGGATTGATCGAGTTCTTGTAAAGAAGATCTCTTTCGAGCTTTACTGGGTTGTAGCGAAGTTTTACAATGTTTTTAATCTGACCGCGATTGAAACCAGCTGGTGACCACCAAGCGTCGTTCGTTGCTTCGGTTCTTGCAGCAAGACCAGCAATATCGCCGTTCAGAGGAACATAACGGTAAACGTCGTTATAACGATCGTACATATACTTGTAGCTTGAGTCGAATACAGAATATGTAGAATCATTGATAGCACCGAACCAGTTAACAAGCGAAGTAGCTTCCGCCCCAACATTGCTCTTTACTAGAGAGTCATCCGCAGAGATGAATGCGACGCAGTCTTTACGAGCTTCAGCAATATTTTGAATCAGATAATTTGCGAGCTGGAAATTACTTACATTCTGACCATTTACAGTTGTAGAACCACCAGTTGGCTTACCCTGCATTAGTAGAGAAATATTAACTGTTTCTGTTGATTTATACAGATCATAAGCAGAAGCGAGAATGTTCAGAGGAGCTGTTGATTCTGTATAACCGTCAGTTCCACCAACAAACGCTAGCGAAAGGGGAGCCATGTTAGATGAATTTGTGATATTCATAGCAACATTTGAAACAGCGCCGGTACGATCGTTAGCCCACCATACGTAAGCAGAACCATCGTTGATTACTGTCTTATAGTAAAGCGAAGCGCCTGCCTGAGACTTAGCATCAGTAGCACGGGAAACGTTCTGGTAAACTTCTAGAACTGCATTAGGAACGCCAGTGAACATACCGTCTTGGTCAACAACCACTACGTGCATAGTATCAACGGCTGAAGTGTTGCCGAAGTTTGTATTATAGTAAGAAGATACAGGAGCTCCATCGACTCTGTCGAAGTATTCCCAGTTTCTTGTCAGACTGATAGATGTAGTATTGCCGTTAGTTGTAGTATTAGCGGCGAAATCGGTTGAAAGCTTATAACCGCTATCGAAGTTTAGTGCAAAAGTTGCCGCCGAAGCATTGGCAGTAACTGATCCAACAGAAGCAATCTTGAGGTACTGAGTTCCGATAGAGGCATTTCCAACGGTTACAAAATCACCAACCGTCAAACTATTTGCGATTGTATTTGCATAAGTGTTAGCTGCACCAACAACACCATCTGAAGTGAATGTTAGAGTTGCATTATTTGAACCGATGCTAATGGAGAAAGAACCAGTTACTACGTTGCTAGTTACAGACCCAACAAGAGCGAGAGTCGAGCTGAATGCATTTACGCTATCGCAAACTGAAATCTTCAGCGATGAGCCAAGAGAACCTGGATACTTTGCGATGTAAACAGCGTTAGAAGTAGTATTACCTTCGCGAACATTCAGGTAATCGTTTCTGTTTTTTACAACGTTTGCAGCTACGTTTGCAGCGCCTGTATTCGCTATCGCGTTCAGAGCACCTTGAGCAGCATTTGAGCTGGTCGTATTAGCAGCGCGAACTACGTAAATAGAAGAACCGTAACCAAGAAAGTTAGCGGCAGTAAAAAATGTCTCGTAGTTATTTGATGTTGGCTTGCCGAATGTGTTAACGAGAACATTTTCGTCAGTTACCAAAACTCTTTCGCCAACTGGACCCCAGCGAAAAATACCAGCGATTGCGCCGGTCGAAGTGGCTACGCCTGGAACGACTGTAGTAAGGTCGATCTCAGTTACGTTTACGCCAGGACTTACTTGATATGCCATTTGTTATCTCCTTTCGAAAGTATTATAATAATAGAGCGTTTCAAACTTATTTATAAAAACCCATGTTCTGGCTCATCGCTCATCCATCCTCTAATAGTCGGAGCCTCGACTATCTCTGCATGCGTCATGCCATTATCAACAAATCCAAACGGAGTAAGATCCTGTGATATTTCTTCATCTGTTTTTTCGCGGAGCCTCGCGAGTGTATTTATAGAAGTAAGCTCCTTGAAATACATCTGATCCGATAGCCAGGCAAACAGAACCAAGCCCATGACCATGTCATCGTGTTTACCAGGTTCAGCTTCGTATGACAATCCCTTCCTAGAAAAGGTAGAGAGCTCACTAATTGTTTCAAAATCATTTACGGCAAGTTGATTTTGCTCGATGAGAAGTTTTAGGATTGAACAACCGACAGATTTGACTGATTTGGTTGTGCGAATACCTTTGTCAATGTTACCACCGAAACCTGACGTGATTCTTTTACCACTTCTACCTGCAGATTCTGTGAACAGAACATTATCGTATTCGAAATCAAAATGAAGAGACGTTGCAACCTGCTCACCAATGTCATTGATTTCGACAAGAACAGCAGCGTTGTTATACGATTTACAAACTCTGAAAACAATCTCAGCATAGTCAATTGGTGACACTAGATTATTACGGTAAGTGCAGATCTGTTTGTAAGGCATAGAATGAACATCAATTATACTGAATGCTGAGTAGTCCAGACCTTTGCCTCTTGACACGTCAACGATACAGACATACGGGTGATCTTTTACAGGCTGTTCGAATAACTGCAATCCATCGTTTTTATGGATTGGTATTTTGTATACGAGCTCTTTTAGTTTCCAACCAGCGATAAGAGTACCAGAGCTACCTTGGAATTCTACACAGTATTCTTGATCGAACTTTTCTGTATCAAAATTCAATCCCGAAAGGGCGTCTTTTCTCCAGGCTTCATCTCTTCCTGGAACATCGTGCCACATTACTTTGATTGGCTTGTAGTTACTTTTACCTTCGGCTGCGTTCTGCCATATTTTGTAGAAGTGATTCAGACCGTTTGGAGTTGATACCAAAACGATCTTTGATTCCGTACCAGATGAAATAGTAGGGTAAACAGATGTGAAGAATTCGTCCCAGTTCTCAATGAACGCAGCTTCGTCGATAAACAATAGGTTGATAGAGTAACCACGAATGTTATTAGAAGAAGTAGCGGCTGCTATGACTCGGCTATTATTCTCTAACTCGAACGATCCTTTGTTCCATTCTTTC